TTAGTTGGAACTACCAAAGGAGCGTCATCCGTATTGAATGAAAACCTTTCAAAATCAATATTTTCAAAAGAAAAAATATCAAGATACGCACTTTTAACCTTTTTCATCCTTCCTTTTGCTCTATAAAAAATATCACAAGAAGACCTTAAATAAGGATTCAACATTACCCACAATCCTTTTAATGTCTTGTATCGTGTAATATCTCCAAAATCCAAAAATGGAGTTGTCCAATAAGCATTGATAGGTTCGTCATCATCAAGATATTTGCTCCTTTCGGTATCGTTGTCATTGTAGAATTTATATATCTTCCCATCTACAGTACCGAAATATAAATCCTTTTCATCTTCAAACCAACAATTTACGGGTACATTCTCCCAATAGTACCATTCATATTGAAATGATTCGTTGTTCTGTGCATAAGGATTGTATCCCTTGAATCCTTGTCTACCGTCAGCAATATAAACATGATTATTGATAGCAAGATAATAACAGCCATCGTGTTCTGTTGCGATTGCATTTTTCAAATCCTTTTCCTTTAACAACTTTTGATTGATATAGTAACTTCGGTTTTGTGCAAACCTCTCACCTAATACATCACGAGTAGCAACTGCCGTTACTCCGTCTTTTGCTAAAAATAATGAATCATCTCTCAAACTTGCCGTTGCTCTCTTACTGATTGCACCTACCCCGACAATCCCCTGTGTGAGAGGAAAAATCATATTACCTTTTTCCGTAAAATCGGCACTTCTGATATAAACTGTATAATCTTGATTGTTGTCCGATTTCATGATAGCAAGTCCAGTTCCGACTTTCATATATGACATAATATCAGAATTTTCCTGTCCTACTTTCTGATAAGACAAGTCAGAAAAATAGGTTGCGTCATTTACGTTACTATGCCAGTCTAAATTAGGATGTTGAGCATTTCCCGATAAAAATAACCAATCTCCAGTCCGATAGGTGTAAATTGTCATAATAGTACATTTGTTCAGTTTATCGAGGTATTCTTGATTCGTCTTTGCTCCAGTAATTTCAACATTGTCTCTTCCGTCTATCGGACTTTTCCCGGGAGCAGCCTTAAAAGTAACTTTTCCTTTTTCTCTTTCAACTGTAAAATCGGTATCTTCTTTCAAATCTTTCCATGTACCATCAGACTGCAACACTTTAGCGGTTACCTTTTCGGTGTCCAGTTTTTGAAAATCCAATAAATACTCCTTATCAGATTGTGTTCCTAAAAAACTATTTGTTCTTTTGGCAGATAACATATTGACTTCTTCATACATCTGTCCACCACCTGTAGGACTTCTTGATATAATCGTCTTTGGTATCTTTGCGGTTTCTGATACTTTTTTACACTCAAATTTCGGACTTTCTTTTGTTCCGAAGTTTCCATACACCAAAAAGGTTTTGCCGTCCAAAATATATATTTTCCCGTTAAATTGAACGCCTGTAGAGGGTTCATTGTTCATATCGGTGTAGATTTCTTTTTTTGTTCCCGTTAAAGAATCCATTTCATATAGTTTGTTTCCGTGGTGTACTATGAATTTCTTTACTCCCGTTGTTACAAGCTTGTAGATCCCATGAACCGAACCAGTCGGAAATTCCGACACCTTGCAATAACCATATCTTTTTACAGGAAATCCCGTTAAGTCGGAAATCATATTTATACAATCAGGACTTCTTGATAAGTCCACTTGTACAGGATTGTTTGAGAAGTCAACACCTTTGAATTTTTCAATATCCAATTTTTTCACTGATGGAGGACTTCCGAAACGAAATCCATCCTTTCGTGCTTTTACTCCCATAACACACCTCTTTTAATAATAACTTACAACATCGACATAATTTGCTTTGTTGTACTTGTCTTTATTTACTGCATATTGACTATCCCAAAATGTCGCTTTTGAGTATTCATCATCACCTAAAAAGTATTGTCTTCCCATTCCCCACGGCAACACGTTATAACAAAGTTCAGTATCATATTGGATTTCGTCATCTTCACTTGTTACAAACGGCACTGATTCTAATAACTCTTTTTGATTATGTTTTCTGATTGCGTTTTCCATATCAAATAAATCCATTAACAGATTGTTTACCATTCCTATTGTAAATTCTTTGTAAGGAGTGGAGTTGTCTTTGCTTTCATTCATTAAAGCTATTGTTATGTTAAATAATTCACTTACTTTCATAGTATCCCCCTTTCTATGTAGGTGGTATGCAACCATAAGTTGCACACCGATAAAGCATTAAGGGTTAACTTGTGTTACAACGTCAGAAGCAAATTTGTCATTCTCTTTCGCTACAGCTTTAACAACTGCACCTTGTGGCAATGACTTCACTTTTGTTGTGTAAATTTGAGCGTCTTTACTATATCTTGGGTCTGAACCATCAATAGTATACATTACTACACCAGTTCCAGTGATAGTCGCTTCGTTGGAAGCAATAGCAATTGTAGGGTTAGCAGTCTTTTTAGAAGCGTCTGTTGCTACATACACTCCGTTTGCTCTTTCTCCCAATACAAACGCGTCAAAGTAATAACGTCCTTCCAACAATGCACCGCTAATTCCAGGAGCGTCAGTGTGAATCTTTGCGTCATGAATCTTTGTAGGTTGGATAACAGAACGCTTATGGCAACCGATGTAGTGTGCATTAGCCGGCATATAGGAATCAGGAATTACAACTGCTTTGAATCCGGCAATCATCCCAACTACACCACGTGTCAAGTCTTCTTTTGCCAATGCGTCAACTCCTAAGAATTCAGGAGACATTCTGATATGGTTGTAGATAGTACCCCCAATATACAAGAATCTATCCCCTAAAGGAATCAACGAATTAGTAAATGCAGTTTCCATATCAAACAATTGATTTACGATGTTTGCCTTTGATGGAGCAGTCACTGCTTTGACTTGTCCAGCATTGTTGGCAAATTCGCTCAATGCGTACTTGTCAATCATTGGCACAACTTGTTCTGCTTGTTGCAATTTCATCATTCTTCCCGCTTGCTTGATGTATTGTTGGTCTGATTGGTTACCTTTGTCGATAGATACAGAGAATCCTTTGTCTTGTCTCATTTGCAATGCTTGTGTACGGTCTCCTAATTCCGTTGTGTTCCCGTATCTTTGCAAACCGCTTCTCTTGTAATCGTTTAGAGGTACCGTCACAGGTGTAGTGATAATAATTCCTCTCACTCCCTCAAAAGAATATTCTTTTGACACCTTACCCGCAATAAAACTTTCGTGAGTATATTGCGTAATGATTTGTTTTTCGTACTTTTCGTGCAAATGGATAACTCCCATTGTGCAACACTCCTTTCTAAAATTAAAAATTTGTATAAAAAAAACAGGCTTTCGCCTGCGTATACCTTAAATTACATAAAACCTTGTAAGAATGCGTCATTGTCAATGTTGTTTCCGACACCTCTCACACTTCCTACCGTTCTTTGTCGATTCTTTGTCTGTAACATATTCTGTTTTGTTTGTCTCTTTTGTTCACCGATTAGAAAGTTTTGATAGGCTTCTATCGGTGAAAGTCCATCCTCTAAACCTTTTACCATTTCTTGTGGGAAGTCCTCAAATTCGGTATATTTTTCGCTAAATTCGGGGTATTTTTCTTGTAATACTTCCCATCCTCTTACCCTCTCTTGATGTTGTCTTTGCTCCTCTTGTTGTCTTTGGTAGTTTTGTTGTTCTCTTGTTTGAAATTCTCTGTTTTGCAACTCAATTCTTGCGTATCTTAATGCCATTTGAGGTTCAATCCCTTGTTCGATAAACTCTTGTGCTAATGCTTGTTCTTGCGTTGCTCTTGTTTCTTGTGCTATGCTCATCAAATATTGGATAGAATCCATGCCGTTTTGACTTGCTAAATCTCTAAGCATTCTGATTTCAGGCACATTTCCTAAAATCTCATCAGGAATATTGCCTTGTGCAAACTCTGTTAATGCGGAAATCATTCCGGTAATCTCTGTTTCTTGCAACTCTGTTCCGTCAGATAGCTTATATGATGGAATCTCAGTGTCTTGTGATTCTTCTACTCCCAGCACATCATCAGAATTATCATCAGAATCATCATCAAAAAAATCATCTTCATCCCCCATGAAATCATCAATCTCTTTATCTAAATCAAATACATCATCTTGTACTACATCTTGTTGTTCTGTTTCACTTTGTACTATATCTTGTGTTACTTCATCCATAACCTTACTCCTTTACACTTATTTTTCTTCCACATACACTACAAACAACCTCATCATCTGTAGTTTGTGGTTCATTACCAATTACTTTGTACAGTTCGTTACCACATTCACAATGTCTGTATCCCTCTGCGTTCGTATGTTTTAGATACTCACTGCACCGAGGATTTCTGCAAAACTCTGTTTGTTCGTCAAGGACAGACATTTCACATTCACATTTTCTACATAGCATATTCTCCCCCCTCTTGCGGTTCAATCGGTTCTTGCGGTTGTTCTGCTTGTTTCTGTTCTGATTCCTTGATTCTATCGATAATCTTTTGTTTATTCTTGACATAGCCATCAGGTACCATTTCAAGGTATGTTAATGCGTCAGGAATGATATTTTGTGTCATTAGGTTATCTAATGTCTGTACTTGCGTCAGTTCATCCCAATAGGACGCTGCTCCTACTTCCACAGTCAAAGACATATTCAAATCCTTAAACTGCGAGAAATCAAAATAACTAATCTCTTGATAGTCCCCTTCTTCAATCTTGATTCTTCTTTCACCATAATATTCAGCGACAAACTCTATCAAAATCCTTACACAATCTTCAACAAATTGGTAATAGTCCATTTTTTGCAACTCGAGCGGTTGAGAAGCGGACTTTTGCACCGCTATGATTGCTGAGGTGTTGTCGGGTTTGACATTACCAAGAGCGGCGTCATAGATACCTAGTGCGTCCTTTGTCTTTTCTGTGGTCTTATCTGCTAACTGTGTTACTTGTGCTGACAAATCAGGCGCTTTCCATCCCGAATAAACAGCTTGGTTAGGATCTCCTTGCACTGCAATAGCTTGTCCTATCTTGTTGCTGAAATATGGAATTTTGGTTTCGTCATAGAATATTTTAGGGAAAGCATTTTGTTTTTGGTAAAGCATCGCCATAGCATAGATTTTGTTTATAAATATCTGATTCGGTATCTTCCCAACCACAGGACTTACGCCGTGCATTGATTTTTTTTGTTTTTCCCACACCATGCGTGCGATAGGGTAGATAGATATCCCCAAATCAATTTCGCCTTGAATAACATAGTTTTTCGTTGTTTTAATGCATTTTACTGTTCTTTTAGTCTTTGTCTGTAATACTCCAGTTTGGTCATCTATAACCTCTTCTGTTTTGGTTTCGATATAAAACTTCGTGAGTACAGTACAATACTTTGCTACAGTAGAGGCTATGTTATCTGCTTCCGTCAAACTTTCTCCGTCATCGGATTCTATGTTCTCAAAATCGCCAAATCCGTTGTTCTTTGCTTCTTCCTTGACCTCTTCCAACAATCGCCTTGATGATACTATGACATATGACTGGTCACTGATACTGTGTTTGGTAACATCGGCAAAGTGCAAATCCACATTGTCTACAATCTCACACATAATCACACCATTTTTGCCATTTTTGCCGATAGCATTGTTGTCAAAATAAAAATACATTGCACAATCCCCGGCAATTGCACAATCTTTTAAAAACTCTCTTGATAGTGCTTTATACTTGTTCATTTCCATAGCATTTTCAAGGACTTTAGACAAAATGTTTTGATAAAATTGGCTTTCATCTCCCTCTACATCGTCCATCAGTTCAAGAGATACTCCTATGTCATCAGACACAAGCATTGACACATAATAATTAACGGCAGGTTTTAAGACATTAAATACGGGTTTATCTAAATCAGGAGCGTTTAATCCTTCCCAGTGCTTATCGTGATAAAAGTCACTTGCTTTTTTGACATTATCGTAAAGGTCGATAGATTGTTTGTACTCAATATTTTTTTGGTACTCTTGCCATATACTCTCTGCTGTCTTTTTAATCTCCATCTGATCCACCACCTTTCAGCTGATAATTAAGCAATTCGTCCAACTGCTCCAGCTTTTTTCTTTCTTTCCTTGTCAGCACATCATCAACACTTTTTTTATCGCTTGATTCAAGAAAAACGTTTTCTTTTCGTATTTTCCCGTTAAGTAATGTAATTGCATTGTTTGATAATAAAACACCTAAAAAGAACCAAAATACTGCAAAATTAACAACAATCATTCCTGATAACACTTTATCCATCTTTTCACCTCCTTACATACCATAAGTGATAAAATCTTGTGTCTCATCTTCGTATGTTCTGTAGTCCTCTTCCCTTTTCTTTTCTGCGGGTAAAGTGTAACTCATGCAGAAGTATCTCAATGCGTCAGGAGCGTGTGTCAGTTCGTGCGGTTCTTTTGCCACATCGGACGGATTTTTTTTATCTCTTAAAAGTGCAGGCAAGCACCTAATCAAATTAACGCAAGTATCAAATATCTTCAATCTGCTTGAAACTGTTCCAACCTCATCAATACAAGGTTTTAGATATTCTTTCACCGACAACCAACCAGCGACTCTGTCATTCTTTGCAATTACAAGAGGGACACCATTTTCCGCAAAGATGTCTCTTGCACTCTTCCCTGTGTCTTGCCTTCGATTCCAAAGGTCAGGCGGTGCAAATGTACAAAAGATATCCTCATCTGTCATCTCAAGTATCTTTTTCGCCGCCTCTGATATGATAAGGTCAGACTGATACAACTCTTTGTATACATAAGGTCTGCTCTGCTCATCCACTGCTACCCAGTAGCACGCCAGCATATCAAGACCATAGTCCAGCACTCTATAACGTCGCCAATAATCAGGCAAGGAAAACGGTTTCACAACGTGAATATTCTTTTCAAACTCATCAAAATACTGTCCCTCAAAGATGTTCCAATCACCTAATAACAAGGCTTTTTTCTCTGCCTCAGGAAGTGATTCAAGACGTTTTAGATAGTCAGGGTCACTGTCCATCAAAAAGCGGTTATCTTGTACCTTTGAGGGGATAAATAACCTTGTACGTCCTGTCTCGTCTGTGTAGATCTCTTCAGGTGCTATCGTGTCAATAAATCTCTTTTTTACCCACGCATGACCTACACCGCCAGGGTTTGTACTGCTCTTTACTTGCTTTGGGAAGTTATTCGCTCCTCTTAGTCTTGATAACATATAAATATATTGATACTCTGTAAAGTGTGTTAACTCGTCAAACCTTATGCAATCATACTCTGCCGATTGATACTGTGTAACATCCGATTCACTCTCACAATAACCAAATTCTATAGTAGAACCATTGATAAACTGCCATTTCTTGGTAGTCTCTTTGTATTGTCCTATGTCTTTAGGAAAAAGCTCCTGTGATGTCAAGATAAGAGATCTTTTTAGCTCCGGAAATGTCCTGCGGAGTATAAGCTGCTTACTTTTTGGATATTTTAGAGCAAATAGTAAAGAATCTACTATCTGACCATAACTTTTGCCACCGCCAGCTGCACCGCCGAAAAGTGTCTCATCTGCTGATGACTTGATAAAAGATTGTTGTTTTTTTGTTATTTGTAAATCTATTATCATCACTCCTTTTTCACATAAAAAAGACTGTAGAAGTACAGTCATTGTTAAATCATTATCAATTATTGCCATTCTTTTTGTCTTACTCCTGTAAGAGATTGAGACTAACTAAAAATATAAATCTTTTTCTATCACACTGATTTCAATCTTTTCATATCATTTCATCATATTGTTAAAACTTTATCATTATCTCTACTCTATCACCTTGATATTGACGTCAAAAGGCTTTTCCTGTGCCACTTCAACTTGTTGTTTTTGTCTCCATTCCAATGGTTTGCGGTTGCATAGCCAGAATATTTGAGCCGTGTTGGATGGTGGCATAGTCTTTGTAACACGCTTGATTTCAATCTGTTTACCAGTTTCTCTGTCAATCTCATACGTAACCTCATCATACTCAAACCCTGTTGCTGACTTGTATAGAGCATTCTCGACCTCATAATCTGCTACAGCCTTCCCCCTTTTTATTGCCTCCGAAATCGTCGGAAACCGTTGCAAATAGTCATAATACGTTGATGACACCACGTTCATATTATGAGCAATCTGCACATCTGATAGCCCTAATCTTGCCCACGCCTCCAGCTGGATTAGTCCCTCTTCCGTGATCCACTGATCCGACTTTCTTTTTGCCATCTTATCCCCCTTTTTTTTGCATAAAAAAAGAGCAATCAAAAAGATTACTCTTGTACTCTTGTATTATACCATACTATTAACTATAATTTACTATACACATTGAAAAAATCGTTTTCTTATGATAAATCAATCCTTTTTATCCAACCGGTTTATCTTTTCTTCTACTGCCGATAAAACAAATGAATTGACTGACATTCCAACACTTTCGGCGAATTCTTTTAGTCTGTCCTTTTGTCCTTTTTTTACTTGCAAATAAACACGCTCGTACATCTTTTCTTTATAGCGTGCGTTAGCCCTTGTTGCAGATGTGCCCATGCTATCCCTCCTCTTTATAAGACTATAGCACATCGTACCGATTTTTTCAACCTCAAAAAATTTTCGAATATTTTTCGTTGAGATTCCAACTGTTTCAAGTTTGTTTGAAATTTTTTTTGAAAAAAGTATTGACATTATCGGTTCGCGCCGATATACTGTACTCACAAGCAAGCGATACACGCCTTGCAAAAAGTTCCCCCACAGAGGGAAAAAGGAGAGATGAAAGATGAAAAAGTTTGAAGTAGGCAAAATTTATATGGACACCGACAGCGTAGAGTCCGGCACGGCAAGACCTTATGTAGAGATAGAAGTTGTGAAAAGAACAGAAAAAAATATTTTTTTTAAGTACACCGAGCGCAGTTTGACACAGAGCGAAAAAGTAGAAAGAAAGAAGATTACAAATAGTTATTTAGAGTATGAGGTTATAGATTTTGATTGTTGCCCAAGTGCACCGCAAATAGTAGCTTAAGGAAAAGGAGAGGTTAAGATGACAAAACGAGATTTGTTGAAGAAATTCAACGCCTTATTAGAAGAAAAAGGCATGAACAGAATACAATTATTGTATGGTAATGTTGGCGTAAATTCCACAAAAAACGAGATCCAATCCGCGATAGATTGCTTATCGGAGAGTGACGAAGAGATGAACAATCGCCTTGAACAATTCAAGGGTACTTATCCTGCAATTTATAATACGATCTTGGATACAGGAAACTTTTTAACACATTCATTTAATCGATATTACGTGTATTTAAGTACAAAAATGTAAGAAATTAGGAGGAAAAGAAAATGACAAGATTTGTACTCTACAAAAAAGACTTAGAAATTGAGGTAAAAGTAAGAAGTTTTGAAAAAACAACAGAAAAAATCGAAGAAGCACTCCATAACATTGATGTTTGGGATGGAGTGAACGGCGAAGAAATATCAGTTTTTGAAACACGCGAAGAAGGTTTGAAAGAACTGCAAAAATATACAAATTACTACAAATGGATGCACGGAAATAGATATGACATAGACCTCTACACCCTTGAAGAGGAAGAGTGGGACGAAGAGGACGAGGATTGGTACTATGCATGGGCAGAAGATTGGGCAGAGTGGGACGAAGAAGAGGAAGAGGACGAAGAAGAGGAATAAGTAAAAAGAGGGGTTATTTCCCCTCTTTATTTAATGTGACTTTAACTTTTTTACAGCAGATTGATGGATCTTGAAGATTGCCACCTCCGTGTAATTCGTTCTTTTCGCTATCTCCTTGAACTGCAATCCTTCAATGTACCTCATTTCCATTATCATGCATTCCTTTTTTTTTAGCCTTTTGAACAAATTCTTTGCTCTTTCTCTTGTTACAATCAAGTCAACAACTTCTGTTCTTAACTTATCCTTGCAATCAATTAGTTTTATTTTTAAATCCTCGCTGTTTCCTCCGCTGTGTTGTACTCTCTCGTGTTCGTATTTAGTTATCAAACCGATGTCTTCCATCACTTCGTTCAAACGTTTAATTTGACGCATTTTTGAATCAATTCTTCGATTGACGAACAGTAACTCCGATAATTGTTCTTTGTCTATGCAGGCAACCTCTTTTTTCATTCTGTATTACTCCTTTTTTGGTGCTAAAACGGAACTTCTTCATCTTCTAATGTCTTATATCCATTTTCGTCAAAACTCCTTTCTGAGTGCTTTTTTTCTCCGAATTCAAGGAATTGAACATTTTCGGCAATAATTTCTGTAATATATCGTTTTTCTCCGTTTTGAGTTTCATAACTTCTATTTTGAATGGCACCTTTGATTCCAACTAACCTACCTTTCGCAAGATAGTTGGCACAGTTCTCAGCTTGTTTTCCCCAAACTTGCACGTTAAAAAAATCCGACTGTCTTTCTCCGTCCTTTGTTGTGTATGTTCTGTCCACTGCAATTGTGAAATTAGCTACAGCTTTTCCTGTAGATGGAACATATCTCATTTCCACATCTTTTGTTAATCTTCCAATCATAATTACTACATTCATACTTTACCTCTTTTCTATTAAGAATTTATCCTATTCTTCTACTTCAATGACTTCAAAATCATCTAAACTAGTATTAAACTTCTGTTTAATTTCTTCAATTTCTTGTTCGGTGAACCTCGTTTTATAATCGTCGGTTTCTAAACTGCCACTTAACACATATTTCTTATCTTCTGTTTTATAATTTAAATAAAAACTACCCGTTACGTTTTGAACAAACCTGTGTTTCAAATAATACTTCTCTTCCCCCTTTCTTTCTTCTATTGGTGTGGAAGAATACTCAACCAGTAGTTCGAATAATTCTTTCTTTGTTTCCTCTTTGAGTTCATAGAAATCCCCTATGTCAGTATTAACCTCATAACAATTATATTCATTTACCATTGCACAAGTGTCACACATCCTATTTTCAATGTATATATATGCATTTACATGCGTTGTTCTAAATCCTAATTTCTCTACTTTTTCGCAAAATTCTTTTGTTTTCATATTCTTTTCTCCTTTTCAATATCTATGTTTTTTATTTTTGCAATTCTTCTATAATTTGTTTTAGTTTTTCATTTATTATCAATTGATTTCTTCGGTTCAACTTTTTCGCTTGTTTAATTTCCGAAAAATCAAGCGCACCATATCTTATCCAATCGAATCCAGTTCTTGTAAAATACAATATGTTGTTTATTACTTTACATTTGTAACCATCAAAGATAAAATCAGTTGCATATTCAACATCTTCTTCCCAACCTAAGAATTCCGCTAATGATTGTGGTTTTTTCAACTCTTCAAATACATCAAAAATACGTTCAAATAATTCTCTTTCCTCTTCATATATCGTATAGTTTTCGATAAATTTATTGATATCATTTTGTATGCCTGTAATAATTTCATTTCTATTCATCCTTTTATTCTCCTGTCTATAAATATAATGTTTTCTCTACACCTATATCAATCCCAAATATAGATTGACAAATCTCTCTTTCTCTTTCAAATGCCTTTTGATATTCTTTGGTTTGTTTTGCTTTTTCAGTAATACTCCAACCTCTATATGGCAAATAACCATCTTCATCACCAATTACCTCTGTTACAACCTTTACAAGACCTTGTTCCCTCAATTTATTGAGTTGGTATCTTGCTTGATGTATCGTTATGCCGAGATCTTCTGCTATTAATCTTGCGGGATACGGATGCCAACCATTCATAATGTTTACATTGACCTTGCATAAAACTAATAATACATTTTTCATTTATTGCCTTCTTTCAGTAATTCAGGATTTTCATAAATATTTCCAATGACTTCAATACTACTACTTCCGTTTTTGTAGCAACTATCAACACAACAAACATAACCGTTTCCGCTTCTATCGCCATCAACACCTATAAAACGTGTGTCCTCATAAATAACGGTAAAGTTATGATTATTGTCTGTTGCAAATATATCTCCCTCATAAATTTCTTTTCCGTTCTTATCTTTTATCCCTGTGTATTGCATAAATACTAATCTTTTTACATCTTCAAAATTTTCGTTTTTGGAACACTTTGTTTTTCTTTGATAAGAACATCTAAAATCTCCACTCTTTGCACTATAAACAGTCATGTCATCTAAATCCACAAGTCCAATCATAAGCATTTTTTTGCTAACTTTATCCCATGCTCTAAATTTTATATCTCTCATTCTTTCTCCTCCAATTTTCCAATCTCCCTATCTAGATACCACTTTGCTTTTTTCAAATCTTCCAGCGGCTTGCCTTTCTTTTGGTGTCTTAAAATGTATTTAACAGTGTTTCCAAGTCCAAAGTTAAGCCCGAAACCCTCTATAACATCTATACTTTCAATTCCACTATCACTCTTATAGTGAGGTGGATGATTCACAATATTTATCATTTCAAGTCACTCTCCTTTACAAACATTCCATCAATTGTCTTGCCTTTTCTGTCCTTAATCTCAAGCCATGCGGATTTTACGCAATCTTCAATTTTCAATCCGTTCTGCATAGCAAGTATGGTAAGGACTACAAAGCAATCCCCTATCCCATCTTCCAAATCAGTAAGATTACTTTTGTTGATTGCTCTTGCTACCTCTCCTACCTCTTCCGTTAGCTTGCAAATCTGTTTTGTACTGTCAGCGTGTGCCAGTCCTCTATCCCTTGCCCATTGCTCGATTTTTCCAGTCAAAACATTCATTTTTTACTCTACCTCCTCTATGTTCAAAATGTCATCTGCACTTACAATAATGTCTGATAATTCGTTCACAAAAGATAGAACCAAATCATCCGAATCGTAGTACGTTGCCTTTATTGTTAGTTCATATTCTTTCCCTTGCTCAAGGCGGATTTCTTTACAATCTCCATCTTTATATATTTTCACCTCTACACATTCAGCCATATTTATCCCTCTACTTTCACTCCTGTTTCTTCTTCCAGCACCTTTTTTAAGTCATCAAAAGATACATATTCTTCTGATAAACAAACCATATTCTTTTCGACTTCTGTCAAAAACTTTTCCAACCTTTTCTGTCCAAATCCAAATGTATCTCTCAACACAATCAACGGAACGTTCATCATTAAGAAAAACGCTCTGCTAACTGCCTCGTTGGTAGCACTCTCTTTTATTTGATTGATGTCTTTTGACTTAATGTTAATCACGGACTCTTTCTCTTTTCTGTTTGCTCTTCTTCTCTCTGCTCGGTTCATCTTTTAACCCTCCTCATTATCCATCTTACATCCCTCGCCCAATCTTTATCAGTTGGACAATATTCCTTTCCAATCTCCTCAATTGACTTACCTTTGTACTTTTCATTCGATAAGAGATTGCCGAAATAGTCGATAGATTCATTCACGCTATCAAATCTCTTTAACTTTCCTTTAGATGTAATCCCAAACGGATTATTTTTAGTCCTGTAAGCATTACTTGTAAACCATCCGCTTTCTTGTATAGCTACAGCCTTTGCGAATGTGGCCGAAACCCCATATTTTTGTTCCATTTTGGCAAATTCTTTATCATACATATCGTGTTTAGGTAGTGCCTGTACTGTTGATGTAGACAGTACAAGCACCAACACAATCAATAACACCTTTTTCATGTTTCAACTCCTCTCGGCAATTATCAACTAATAGTTGACAGTTCAATTTCCACTCTCGGATTCTCCTTGTCATACAAAACCTTGCTCCCATCGTGGGAAACGATGATTTTTGAGTTATCATCCTCAATCACATTTGCATTAACCAAAATGTCGCAAGTTCCTTCAAGAAGATTCACAAGATCAACTTTTCTTTTCGTCTGCATATAATAAACGCACTTGAGATTATATGCGCCTGTAAGCCTTAATTTATCCTTGCCTGTAATCTGTCTGTGACAGTCTTTTTCGTACTCCTCAAACGCTTTAGATGGTTTGATTTTATAAAATCCGCCACATTTGAATATTCTCTGACTGTTTTTTTTCGTTCTTGGAGCTCCGTATAAGATTAGTTTCAAATTCGTGTTAATCATCTCTTATATTTTATAGCTATTTGCGATTATTTTGTACTAAATTTCGATTTTAATTTGTTTATAATCTAAATATTCATCATTTAATCTAAAATTGAAATTAGATATGTTTTTTAGTGTTTTATAACCTTTGGTTCTTAATTCCTTTCATAGAGATTACAAACCCACCTGCCATCTGCACTAACCGACTTGCGATTGCCTCATCAACATCAAACAACTCATCAATGCTTTTTTCTGTTGTTGTGATGGTGATCTTCTGCATGTTGTAGCGATAATCAACAATCTCATAGATGTATCTTTTCTGTGCCTCACTTACAGCCCCTTTGAAAAGGTCATCAATTAGCAGTACGGGAATGTTTTTATATTGTCCTATAATGCGATAGTAATACTCTTTGTCCATTGCATTCTGTGATAAATTTCGCACCAATTCCAAATAATTGACATATTTGATGTATTTCCCTTGTTTTGAGTGTTCAAGTAGCATTGCAATAGCCAAATGCGTTTTTCCCGAACCGACTTGTCCTGAGATAACCGCACTCTTATTTTGAACTACACAATCTCTACATTGCTGCTTAACCGTTCTTTGCTCCTCTGTCTTTGCTTTGAAAGAATCAAAATCTCTTGATTTCAAAAAAACACTCAATCCCGAACGTTGGAGCATTTCTTGATATTCTTTAGCAATCCTACACTTACACTTCTCAGAATATGAATAACCATCTTTCTCATAAAAGATGAATCCAATGTCATTGCATAATTTACAAGTTGCAGTAGAGATATCCATATTTTTCGTCTTTTGGTTCATTGCTCTTTTCTCCAGCACTTCCTGTAGTTGTGTCATCGTCTAAACTCCCCCTTTCGTAAACGTCTTGCCAGCAATGGTCTATTGAGGCATTTAATAGCTTGATTTTTTTGTTGTCATCACCAGCGCTTAATTTATCCAGTTTGTTTAA